CACCAAAAATCTACATCGGCGTGAAATACGCATCGACAGGCGGTACGGTATCGGCAGCGGTAGCCGTTAAACTGTCGGACGGCAGGATCTTTGTTGAGGCTCTTGACTGCCGCTTTTCGAGGGACGGGAACGCATGGCTTATCGGCTTTATGCAAAATCCCCACGTTCGGGCGGTAGTAATTGACGGAGCAGGCGCACAAACGATATTACGTGACGAGATGCGGGACGCTAAAATAAAACTGCGTCCCGTCCTGCCGAAAGTCGCAGAAGTAGTCGCCGCAAACGCACTTTTTGAAAAACAGCTGTTCGGCGGCATGATAGTCCATGCAGGGCAGCCGGCGTTGGAGCAGATCGCAGCCAACTGCGAACACCGTCCAATAGGCACAGGCGGCGGTTTCGGCTACAAATCCATTTTAGACGGCGCAGACATCAGCCTGCTGGATTCCGTTATTCTGGCGCACTGGCTATGCAGCACGCATAAAGACCGCCCGAAACAAACAGTCGGGTACGGTTGAAAATTTACCTGACCACAGGGCAAAGTGGGGGAAGGAAATCATTATGGCAGATTTTAAAGCGATCGAAACGCAGGAGGCTCTTGACGAAATAATTTCAAAGCGTTTAGAGCGCAACACCAAAACCGTTACCGCAGAGGTGACAAAGAAGTATGAGGGATATATCTCCCCCGAAGAACTGACAAAACAGACCGAACATTTTACAGCAGAGATCGAGCAGCTGAAAATACAGGTCGCAGAGCGTGACAAGTCTATCGCCGATCTGACAGCGCAGAACGACAGCTACCGCCTCGGAGCGGAGCGCACCAAGGCAGCTGCGGCGCACGGCATACCGCTTGACCTTGCTGACCGTCTTGCAGGCACGACCGCTGAAGAACTGGCAGCCGATGCCGAAAAGCTGGCGCAGTTTGTAAGATCGGGACAGCCTGCCCCGATGATGTCCGTTGACAGTGTACCGTCAGGCGGCGGTGCAGGCAACTTTGACGCACAGCTGATAAACCTCAGCAATGCACTGAAAGGAGAGTAATTATTATGGCAGTATTATCCAAAGGCAACAAGTTCCCGCTGGAGCTCAGCCCTGAACTCATGAACCTTGTCAAGGGCAAATCGTCCCTCATGCGCCTGAGCGCAGCTGAGCCGATACCCTTTAACGGCAAGGAAATGTTTACTTTTAACCTCGACAAGGAGATCGAGGTAGTCGGCGAAAACGAAAAAAAGTCAGACGGCGGCGCAACTATGGGAAGCGTATCTATCACACCTGTGAAAGTGGTATACTCAATGCGTGTTTCCGATGAGTTCCGCTATGCGGCACAGGAGAAGCGTATAGAGTGGCTCAGAGCCTTTTCACAGGGGCTTGTCCGCAAGATCGCCAAAGGCTTTGATCTCATGGCTTTCCACGGCATAAATCCTCGTACAGGCAACGCCGCAGCTACTCAGATAGGCAACAATCATTTTGACTATCAGGTAACAAAAACAGTTTATGAATCGGCAGTTTCGGCAAATGCGACCGTTGAAGCAGCTATCGCAGAGGTAGGCGATGACGAATGGGGCGTTTCGGGTCTTATCGCAGCCCCCTCGTTCCGGGCTGATCTTGCCAAGGAAACCGACGGCGACAACAGACCGATTTTTCCCGAACTTAAATGGGGCGCAGCACCTGCCGAACTAAACGGTCTGCCGTTTGAGGTAAACGGCACTGTAAACTATGGCAATTCCCCCGATGTCGCTATCGTCGGCGATTTTGCGGAATACTTCCGCTGGGGATATGCCAAGGAAGTCATGGTTGAGATGATCGAGTACGGCGACCCTGACAACACAGGCGTAGACCTTAAGGGCAGCAACCAAGTTTGTCTCCGTGGTGAGGCATACATCGGCTGGGCTATCATGATCCCCGAAGCGTTTTGCCGTGTGCTTAAAAGCCCGAGCATTACACTCGACAAGCTGACCGACACAGTGGCAGCAGGCTCGACAACTACCCTGACAGCAACCACTTACCCAGCAGGCGAGACGGTGACATGGACGACCTCAAAGGCATCTGTGGCAACCGTATCTGACGGCAGTGTAACGGGTGTAGCAGCAGGCAAAGCAAAGATCACGGCAGCGATCACAGTTGATGGTGTGACATACACTGCAAGCTGTGACGTAACTGTAACAGGATCGTAAGGAGTGAGTAAGTAAATGGGCGCAGTATACGCAACAGTCGCAGACGTACAAGCGATAGGCAGACCGCTGACAGCAGCCGAGCAGGAGCAGGCAGGCGCACTGTTGCCCATTGCATCGTCACTGCTGCGGCAGGAAGCGTCAAAACGAGGTCACGACCTGGACAGCATGATAGCAGATAACAGCGACATAGGCGACATTGCAAAGCTTGTCACGGTAAGCAGCACAGTCAGGGCGCTCAACGCATCAGCAGACAGCGCACCTGCTGCTGTGCAGGCATCGCAAGCAGGCTTAGGTTTTTCGGTGTCGGCTACATACCAAAATCCCGGACAGCCCTTATATTTCTTGCGGAACGAGTTAAAAGAGCTGGGACTACTTCGGCAGACCTTTGGGGCAGTGGAGGTTTTTAACATTTATGATGGCACAAATGCTTAAAGGCTCGACCGTACAGCTTACCGTCCGCACACAGACAGGCGTTGACGCTGCCAATCGTCCGATCTACACCGACACGCTGGAAACCGTTGAAAACGTCCTGATCGGTCAGCCCGAAACAGACGAGGTTGTAAATGAGCTAAATTTGTCTGGCAAGCGTATAGCCTACGTTCTGGGCATTCCAAAAGGCGATGACCACGACTGGACAGACACGTTTGTGACGTTTTTCGGCATGAAATTTCGGACGATAGGTATTCCGATGACCGCAGAACAAAGCAATATTCCTCTGCAATGGGGCAGCAAAGTCAAGGTGGAGTACTATGGCAAGGATACGCATTGAGCCTGACCGTCGAGGATATGCACAAGTCAGGCAGTCGGCAGAGGTCGAGGACGTTTTGAAAGGCATCGCAGAAAATGCAGTGCGAAAGTGCAGTCAGCGGTCACGGGGCTATCAGTACAAGATCAAGACGTACAACAGCACCCGAAACGGCAGACCATACGGTAAATTTCCGACCAAAATTGCAACGATAATCGCACGAACAAAAGCGGCTCAGAAAGATAACAGCGAAAATAATACGATACTCAAAGCCGTTTTCGGGAGCGATACAAAGTACGTCATGAGCAGGCATGAGATCAAGACGAATGAAACCGTTATCAAGGGACACTATCGCACGTTAAAAGACGGTCGAAAAATATGGGTAAAAGGGCATAGCCGGAAAAAGACCCCGAAAAGCGGAGGTAAAAAATGATAGAGATTATCGTATTATCATATATCCAACGCATGACGGACATTCCGACATACCTCGAAGAGCCCGAAAGACCGCCTGAAAAATATGTGATCGTGGAAAAAGTCGGGTCCACATATGCCAACCGCTTTGACGGCGCAGTTATAGCCGTCCAGTCCTACGCTCCCACGCTGCTGGAAGCGGCAGAACTGAGCAGGGCGATAAAACAGCATATGCACAGACTGCCCGAAAAGGTCGACGCCGTGACCCACTGCTCCTGCACCGGCGATTATAACTACACTGACACACAAACGCACCGCTACCGTTATCAGGCGGTGTACAGTATAAACTATTACGAGGAGTGATACAAATGGCAAACACAACGGCATACGTTACAGCATCAAAACCGGGCGTGGGCGGTGCAATATGGACTGCACCTATCGGCACACCCCTGCCGACCTCAGCTTCAGCGCCGCTTAATGATGCGTTTGAGAGCATGGGCTATCTGTCAGATGAGGGGCTGACACATGGTATCAACTGGTCAACATCTCAGACCAGAGCATGGGGTGGTGATGTGGTCTTAAATTCGCAGACCGAAAAAGACCACACTTACAGTTTTTCGGCGCTCGAAGCCATGAACACCGTAGTTCTGGCGGCGGTCTACGGCTCAGGAAACGTATCGGGTACGCTGGCGGCAGGCGTAACAGTCAGACTTAACGCCGATGAAGTAAATGAAAAATCGTGGGTTTTTGACGAAATACTGCGAAACGGCGTTTTAAAACGTACCGTGATAGCCCGTGGCGGCATTACTACTATTGCCGAGATAAACGACAACGACACTGACCCTATCGCATATAATATCACCTTGCAGGCAATGCCTGACCCCGAGCTTAACGGAGACGGAGCGCACGAACTGTATCTTGACCCGTCTCAGGCAACCCCCGGCGTTGAGATCAGTGCAGCCGAGCTGACTGTACCTGTGGGCGGTACTGCCGTACTCAGGGCGCAGGCTATCCCCGGCAGTGCTGCGGTGACATGGACTTCCAGCGCCACGGGCAAAGCAGCCGTTGTCGGTAGCAAGGTAGACGGCAAAAATGTAGCGATCGTCAGCGGCGTATCAGCAGGCACAGCCACCATAACAGCATCTATCACGTCAGGCGTGACCACCGAAACGGCGACCTGCACAGTGACAGTTTCGGAGGTGTAAGCAATGTTAAAGATCACCACCCCCACGGGTTTTGAGTGCGAGATCGACAAGAGTATCATCGAGGACGATTGGGAGTATGTCGAGGCACTTGATGCCGTGATGAGCGGCACGCCCGGCGCTATGGTACGTCTTGCAAAAACGCTCCTGTCTGCTGATGATTACAAGGCGCTTAAAAAGCACTGCGAAAAAGACGGCA